CGCTAAGCGGGCCGGTATCGGCAAGCGCACCCTGGCGCGGGCGCTGGGGCCGCGTGGCTCGCCGGCCTTTGGCGCTGCGCTGAACAAGCTGAGGAAGGACAAGGCATGAGCGACCAGCAATCGACCCTTCCGTTGTAGCGAACATCTGCGAACGCTGCCCAGACAACATGGGCAGTTGTAAGAAAATCCCCAGGGATATCAACCGCCCGGCGCTATCATGACGAAGATAGCCCTCATTGTTTTCGCTCGCCTTTTCGGGTGTTTGTAGATTGTTGTAAGAGCAACCGCGTCACCGCCGCGCCGGCCAGCCGCTCTTGGTCTGCACTGGCGGTGTAGAGCTGCACCATGGACAGGCTCAGGTGGCCGGTGACGGCGGCGATTTCGCTGGCGCTGCACCCGGCTTCGGCCAATCGGCGCGCCGCGGCTTTGCGCAGCCCGTGCACATTCAGCCGGGCTGGTAGGCCGATCTCGCCTAGGGCGCGCTTCATCTCCCGCGACAGGTGCGGCGGGGTCCATCCGCCGGTGCGTGGGCTGGCCAGGATCAGCACGCTGTCGGCCCGCTCGGCGCGCCAGGTTGCCAGTTCCGCCAGCAGCGCGGGGTGGGCGGGGATGGCCAGCGGGCGGCCGGTCTTGGCCTGGCGCACGCGGATGGTGGCGCCATCGAAGGCGCCCCAGGTCATGGCGCATAGATCCCCGCGGCGCTGGCCGGTGTGCAAGGCCAGCACCACCACGCGGCGCAGCTCCTCGGGCAGTCGGGCCAGGGCCAGCGCGATGTGTGCCTCTGACCAGGCGGGCAGGTGGCCGCCGGGCAGGGCCCGTAGCCGGGCCGCCGGGTTGTGGTCAACCCAGCCACGATCCAGCGCCCAGCCGAACAGCGCGGCGGTGACGCGGCCGAACGCGGTTGCGGCGCCAAGCCCCCGCGTGGTGGCGATGGCGTCTCGGGCAGCCAGGATTTCGCGGCGAGTGATGGCGCGTGGCTCGGCCTCGGCCACCTGTAGCCAGGGGCGCAGGTAGATCAGGTATTGCGCGCGGGTGGATTTCGCCAGGGCGGCCCATTCGGGGCTAGCCTCGAACGCGCGCAGCAGGGCGCGCATGCTGTCCTGTGGCACCGGGGCGACGGCCGGCTGCCACGCCGGGTAGTGGTAAACCCGGACGGAGCCGTCAGCGAGCTTGCGCTTGACGGTTCTTCCGGCCTGTTTCGAGGATGGCTTGGGCAAGGCTGGCGGCTCCCCTGGCAGCCGGCGCAGGTTGCGCCAGGCCGAACGCCGCGTCCACATCGGCCGACCACCAACGCGGCGACCGGGGTCCGAGGTGATAGGACGGCTGCGGCAGTTTACCGGCGCGCATGAGGCGCGGCAGTTCGTGCACCAGCACGCTGATGTGCAGCGCCAGGGCCTCGCGGTCCAGCCAGCGAGGTGGAGCGCTCATCGCCGCGCCAGCCCGGCAGGTATCACGGACTGCACACACAGCGCTTCCACCCTCTCGGGGATGTACCGCACCGCCTCCGCCATTGCGGCGGCGCATGTCTCCGGCGAGCGGAAGATGGTCGCCGTCGGCAAGGATGGGCTGGCGAAGATTAGCAGGGTCCAGACGGTCAGCATCACGCAGCCCTCCTGATCGCAGCCACCACGTCGCGCGCCATCGGCGGCGGCACGGCGTTGCCCAGCATCTGGTTGGCCAGGCGCTTCTGTGGCGGCAGCGCGTAGCCGGCGGGGAAGCCCATCGCGGCCTTGGTCTCGGGTATCGAGAGCATCCGCATCCGGTCGCCATCCACCACGGCCCAGCGGGCCAGCGTGGTGATGGTGCCAATCGGCCGGTCAAGGCTGCGCCCGGTCAGGCCGGAACCGCTGGCATAGTACGGCATGACGAAGCGCTGCCCGAACCGCTCGCGGCCCGCGGTGATGCGCGCCAGCGTGGCCGGCGCCCGGCGCGGCGTGGCGATGGGCGACCAACCCGGGCCGGCGAAGTCCAGCGCGCCACGGATAGCGACATGCGCGTGTGGTTCCAGGGCCAGTTTCAGCGCGGCGCGCGTGCGTGTGCCGACGATCATCACCCGCCGGCGGTGCTGCGGCACGCCATGGTCGGCGGCGTCCAGCACATGCGGCGACAGGGTGTAGCCCAGCGCGGCCAGCGCCAGCGCCCAGGCCGGGTAGAGCGACCAGGCGGTAAACTCGGGCACGTTCTCCACCACCAGCACGGCCGGGCGGCAGAACTCGGCGCAGGACACCACCGCCCAGGCGGTGGTGCGCGCCGCGTCGTGCCGTGGCTGGTCGCTGCCGCGCGCCCGGCTGTGGCCCTGGCAGGATGGGCTGGCAAGCAACAGGTCGTGCGCCGGCATGCGCGACCAGTCGGCCTGGTGCAGGTCTTGGCAGACATGCTCCGCGCCGGGGTGGTTGGCGGCGTGGGTTTCGACTGCTGCGCCCCAGTGGTTCGCGGCCCACACCACCGTTGCGCCGGCCTGGGTGGCGCCCTCGGTGAAGCCGCCGGCTCCGGCGAACAGGTCCACGGCGCGGGTCATGGCCGCGTCTCCGCGCGCGCGGCGGCGATAAGGGCGCAATCGGCCAGCACGCCCGCAATCTCAAGCTCTACATTGTCATCGTCAGCCGCGAGCGCTGCATTTGCGTTCCGCGCTGCTTCCGCCAGCCGCCGCAGTTCGTCGTCTGTCGCGGTCATGGCTTGATCCTCATGCCTGTGATCATGTCGCGCCTTTGGCGCGGGCACATGGGCGCCTCACAGTCCTTGTTTGCGCCCGGTGGGCAAATGCAGCCCATGGGCGGCGTCAGCACCGGAACTGGCGGCAACCGCTTTATGGCCAGCCTCGCATCAGGGCCGCCGGGGCAATCGTGGCGGTAGCACACCTCGCCGGGGCCGGGGCTCTTCAGGCACACGTTGCACACGTCCGTCGCGCTCATGCGCCCGTCTCCTTCCGCACCGAATGGCTCGGCAATTCCGCGTAGATCGGCAGCGGCGAAGCTTCCAGCAGCGCGCGGCACTCGGCCTTGGTCAGCACCCGCACCGCCGGCAGCGGGTTCGGCGGCTGCGTGTAGGGGTAGAATGCGGGGGTGATCACAGGGCCTTCCTTTCCTCGGTGCGTTCGGCGTTCAGGTACGCCCACTTGTTCCAGTATTCGGCCGACCGATGCCGCTTGATCAGCCGGCGGCGCTTCCGGTGCCGCGCGCAGCGGCGACACGGCGCGCCCATCACCACCGCATCGCCGCAGCCGTCGCAGGCCAGCACCGGCAGGGCCATGACGCGGCTCATGCCGCCCTCTTCAGCGCGGCGTTGCGCAGCGCGTCCGGGTCAATCCCGGCGCCGTGGCAGTACCATTGCCGCGCCTTGGCCCAGTTTCCCCGCGGCTCTGTCAGGAACAGCTTGGCTTCGTGTCGCTCCATCGGGGTCACCTTATTCGCGTAGCTGCCGCCATCACCGGACGGCAGCGCGTCGAACAGGTCGCGCCACGCCTGCTGCACCACCGCGGCGCAGAGGCCCGCCATCCCGCCGAACCGGATCGGCGCGTCCGGGCGCTGGTGCGCTGCCTCGGCGTTCTGTTCGTAGGCAAGGCCCATCACGCCGCCTCCCCACGCATGCGGCGGGCCTCGGCGCGCAGCTTCTCCCGCATCGCCGCGATACCCAGCGCCGCGCCCATCGCGCGCTCATAGGTCAGCCCGGCCGGCGGATCGACGCGCAGGTTGGCGGCATGTTCCAGCAGCGCCGGATCGCCCAAGCCCGGCAAGGGCAGCGTGGGCAGCGGGGCCTCAATGTCGGGCATGGCTCTTTCCATGGTCAGCGGGCACAGGTGATGCAGGTTCGCGCGCTGGGCAGCACGGCCAGCCGGGCGGGCGCGATGGCCTCGCCGCACACCGCGCATAGGCCGGTGCTGGGCGGGGCGTTGGCCTGGCGCCGGTGGTAGGCGATGCTCGCGGCCATCTGCGCCGCCTGGATCGCCTCGGCCTCGTCGGCAGCGTCGGCCATCACGCGGCCTCGGCGCTGTCGGTGTCACCGGGGAAGGCGTCATCCTCTGGCGCCAGCAGGGCCAGCGCATTCGCCACCACCTCGTCAACCTGGGCGGCCAGGTCGGGCCGGTTCGTGGCTAGCCAGGCGCGGCTTTTCACCGTCGCCGGGTCGGCGGTCACGGCTTGCAGCGCCGGTATGTCGCCAGCCGCGTTGATGCGGGCGATCAGGTCGCGCACGCCATTGGCCACCTTGTCCACCTTCACGGCCAGCGGCTTGACCACGAACGGGGCGCGCTTACCCTTCGTCTCGGTCAGCGCCACCACCAGCTCGCGCTCGATGTTCGAGACGTGGCTGATGCGGATGCCGCCGACTTCCTGGCCGCCCCACTTCACCTTTGGGTCGCGGTAGAGCGTCATGCTGCGGCCGAGGTAGGCGGCGCTGTCGGCGCCCCAGGCCAGGATCAGCACCCGGCGCATGGACTTGCAAGGCCGGAACGCCTTGCCGCCATCGCCCTCGAAGTGGATCGAGGTCGGCTGATCCTCGCCCAGCCGCACCAGCACCTTCGTCACGGTGATGGTCAGCGGCCCGGCAATCAGGTCGTCGGCGTTGATCTGGTCCGATTTCGGGATCACGGTCCCGCTCAGGTCGCTCATCAGAAAATCTCCTCGATTATGCGGCGTTCGGTTGGGATCAGCCGCGCATCGGCGGCTTCCATGGCGCGGTGGTAGGCGGCCAGCTTGTCGGCAAGGCGGGCCTCGAACTCCGTCGCGGCTTTGATGATCGCGGCCTGGACGGCGGCGTCGGGCAGCACCCGGATCGTGACCATGGGCAGGCCGCCCGAGTAGCTGACGAAGTCGCACCACTGGCGCCCGGTCACGAGCAACGCGGTCTGGACCTGGATCACGTAATCCGCCGGCATCTCGCCGTTGATGATCGTCTCAACCTGGAACTTCTGCCGGCGCGACTTGCATTCGATCATGCCGTCGTCGCCCACCAGGCCGTCCGGGCTGCACCCCAGGGTGAATCCCCATGCGTCGTTGGTGATGAAGCCCATGTCGGCGACCGGCGCGTATTTCTGGGCGTAGAGTATCCGGGCCTCGACCTCGTCCTCGTGCCCGCGCAGCATGTCGTCGCCGACATAGTGCGGCTCGACGTGGCCGGTGATGCGCTGGGCCAGCAATTCGTAAAGGTGGGCGCGCTCCCGGTCGTTGCTTGCGGCCTTGAGCGTCGGCGTGACGATCAACTTCATCTCGCTGGCGGTCAGCAGGCCGCGGCGGGCTTCGAGCCATTCGTCGCTGCCCTGAATCAGGTCGCGGTGGTAGCGGATCACGACAGCACCCCCGCCCACTCGGCCAAGACCAGCACGGCCCAGGCCCCGGCGCGGCAGGCGTCACCCACCACCAGCACCAAGCCCGGCAGCCCCAGCGCGGCTACGATCAGCCACGCGCAGATGCGGTCAGCCGGCATGGTCGGTCCTCCAATCGTGGTAGGTCGCCTGCGCCGCCTGCATCTCGCGCGCAGCGATGTGCAAGTCGCCCATGTCGGCGGCAACCAGCGCGGCGGCCAGCGCTTCCAGCGTGGCGCGCAACGGGTCGCGCACCGAGGCCGCAATGCCCTCCAGCAGCGGCGCGGCCTCCTTTGCCACCTGGCTGAGCGGCATCCGCGTCGCAACTGGGCAGGTGACCGCCGGGAACGCAACGCGCATCGCTTGCTTGGAGCAGTAAGCCAGCGTCGGGCCGGGGCGAGTGTTGTCCATCGTCACTCACTCCCCGCGTTGCAGCCGGCAGCCTGTTCGAGTTCGGCCTGGGCGCAGTCGTCACAGATGAAACTGTCGTCGGCGTCCTGGCTATGCATCCTGCTGACGCTGTACCGCTCGCCGCAGTCGCGGCAGGCGGGGCGGCCATCAACGCACGGGCAGTTGGCCGGGCCGGGGCAGCGGCCGGGCATGTCGCCACATTCGCAGCGGGCCATCACTGGTTCCTCCGGAGGGCCTGCGCCTGCTGGCGCATCTGGGCCGCCGCGCGCCGGCTGCTCTCGGCCAAGGCCAGCGCGCCGTTGATCTCCATCGCCGCGGCGTTCTGCTCGGCGGCTGCGGCCATGCGCTCCAGGTAGATCGGGGACCGCAGAGCAGCCGCCTCGCGGCTGCGCACATCGCTGACGGTGCCGGGCGCGCTCATGCCGCAGCCCTCCGGTCGGCGGCCACATCCCAGGCGGCGGCGTCCCGCATCTCAGCCCGCGCAGCGCGCAGGGCCAGCTTCACCTCCCGCATGTGCGGCCGGGCCTCGGGGTTGGTGCCGGGGCGGCCCCAGCGGCGATCACCGGGATAGCGGCGGGCGCAGGCATAGGCGCGGCGGATGGCGTCGCGCGCGGCGTTGAGGTGCTGGCGGGCAACGTGGCGGTGCCAGTCGGCGCGCTCGGCCGGGGTGGCGCTGTCGCCGTAGAGGATGCCGTTGCTGGTGGTCGGCGCCAGGGTGGCCCAGGCGCGGAGGCCGGGTGCCGGCGCTGTTACCTGTGAAGCGGTGGTGGTGGGCATCTCGTTCAACCCCTCGTCGTGTGCAGATACCAATACGGTATTTGCCGACGTGTGGTCAATACCAAAATGGCCTTAATCTGGTATGAAGGCAGGCAAAAAAATCCCCGCCGGGTTAGGGCGGGGTGGGTGCGGTGGATCGGTGGGTTGGCCTACCTTCGCCAAGCCGAGACTTGGCATCCGGGCGATAGCAGCACATCGCCCATCAGGGTGGTGCGGATAGCGCCCTGAATCACCACCGGTTGGCCGGCGTTCCAATTACTGGCTGCGTTCAGGATCTCGGGGTCGGTGGTAATGCAGTCCACGCCGCCGCCGGCCGTGCGCATTGAAACGCGGTATTCGCCCTTGGTCCACGTCTCGCTCGCGGAGGTGAAACTCCCCCGCGCCAGGAGTAGGCGCCCCTTGAAGTCGCGGTTGAAGCGGATTTCGTTGCCGCGGGACGAGGCCACGATATTGGCGATATCGGCCTCGGTGAAGTCGGATGCCGGCCTGGCGATTGCTGGCGCAGGCGCGGGCGCGGTTGGCGGAAGAGGGGAGGCCGGTGCCTGTGCCGCGATGGGCGCTGGAGCCGGCGCTCCCGGCGTCCACGCGTTCCAGCCTGCCCGGTACTGCGGCTCTGTGCGCCGCCGCACGTCGGGCAGCGCCAGCCTCATCT